GCAGGTGTCGGTTTGGCAGAGCTTGTTCCGCCGCCAGCACCTGCACCCGCGCCAGCATTAGATTTAGCAGGGGTAGGAGGTCCGCTAGGGGCTGCAGCAGTGGCAGCTGCAGGTTTTGATGTGCTTTGTTTAGAATATTTTTCAAAATTAGCCTTTCTTTGTGCTAATCCATTATAACCACCATTGATGATTTTTGTTACTTTTTCTGTATCGTTAAAATCTGATACACGCTTTTTGACTCTTTCATTCCAATATGCGATGGATATCTTTGCTGCTACATCTGGTTCTTCAGCTAACTGTGGATTGTTTACTAAGTCAACACCAATCAAACTACCAAAATGAGCGTAATTAGCCCTACCAGTTATTTGTAGATAACCTCTGCCTTTGTATTTGGCACCATCTCCTGGTTGTGAGTTGCCTAAATCCCTTCTACCATCGTATTTTGCAAAATATTGATCATTGCCATACTCACGTAATGTAGCAAAGTTTGCTGTTTCAACTGAAGCTTGAGCCATAAACTGAGCCAATTCTACTGGATCAGTTATGCCTGAGCTTTGAGCAGCTTTCATTAGTCCAGTTTCGGAACCTTTGTTTTTTGAAGCAACTTCTTGAGCTGTAGCTTGTTTACCACCAGTAGCTGATATACCTGGTTTTTGTAGTGATGTTCTTTCTTGGGCTCTAGTAGGAGGTGCAGCAACTGATGTAGCTATGCTTTCGCCTTTTGCTGTAACATATTTGTCAGCAGCTTTACCTGCATCTTCTATAGATTTGGCTACGTCTTTACCGCCTTTTCTTAAGGCTGCAGCTGCACCTTTACCCAAACCTCCAGGTATTAAATCTAATAGAAAAGCTATGCCTTCAGTCAACCCTTTGACGAAATTAGCTAGAAATCCTGTCACACCTTTGATTGCACTTGATAAAGCTTTTTCAACAAACCTAACTACTTCAGATAATTTTTCTCTTACATTGTCAATTAGTTTTTTAACTAGCGTCACACCCATAGGTATGATCATAGCCACAAACCCAATCAATGTTTCTTTTAGTTTATCGATTTTCTTAAAAAAAGCGACTATAGGATTTTCTTTTTCTTTTTCTTTACATTGTTCACATGATAAAGCTTTTTTACCACCTATTTTGTCGCCTTCTTCTTCTTTTAATTCTAATTCTTCATAACGCTTATGCTGTAATTCAATATGTTCTTCAATAATATTTTTAATTTGTTTTGCTAACTCATCAATCATAGAAAGCTTTTTATCTATCAAATCAAGCTTTCTTATGATTATTTTATTCACTTCATCTTCACCATTACCTCCACCTGAACCTCCTATAATAGTATTAGGTGCTCTCAAAAAATAACTATTAGTTAGCGGACCTGTTTTTTTAGGTTCGTTATCGTTAGCAGCAGTCGCTTTTACTTTTTCTGTCACCTTACCTAGATCATTACCTTTAGGTTCATTATCATTTGCAGCTTTATTAAGAGGTGTGTTATCATTGGCAGCAGCATTAGGTTTTGCTGCAGCTTCATTGTCATTCGCTGCCTTTGTTAAAGGTTTGTTGTCATTTGCTGCATTAGTTAATGGTTTGTTATCATTAGCAGCAGGAGGATCAGGCTTATCCATCAGTTATTCTTTTGCTTTTCTCGTTCTTGTTCAATAAAATCGTTGATCATGCCGACATAGATGTCTCTTTCAAATGGAATAAGACCTTCTATTTCATCAAGTGAATAATGATAGTGATGCACCATATTGAATACTGTATTATAGTAATTTTGTAAGCTGTTATGTATTAAACCAATGTAAAAAAATCATCTAACGTTGACAGTTCAATTTTTCTTTCTGTTCCTTTAGAATTTGTATATGTGATTTGATAGTACAACTTAGGCATAGTTTCAAAGAACTTTTTGATACCTTCAAATGCAGCAACGTTCAATGAGTCAATGAACTCATCTAACTCTTTTTGTGTTGACTCTTTAGCTAGATAAACCGTATCAGTATCGTAAATCTTATCAATACAATCTTTGATCATCATAGTAGTGATGTCAGCTTCATTCAAAGTAGTGTCATCCAGTCTGTTAACTACTGATGAGGTAGGATACTTTAGTATGATACCAATTTCATCATCTATTTTAATTTTATTTGTATGATCAGAATGGTAAATGATTTCTACATCATCCAAAGGCACTTCAAATTCATAGTTCTTATCGTCTTCATGATCTATATACTTTAACTTGACTACGTTATCAACTGACTTAGCTCTGATCTTTAAGAAAAGGTATTCTAAATCAAATGTAGTTAAAGCTTCAACATCAATATCATCGCCAGTAAGTGTAGTGACACAGTTGTTGATGACTTGCTTAAGTGCATTGATCATTTCTTTTTTTGTGCCGCCTGATTGTGCAATAAGCAAAATCTTTTCTTCTTTTACAAGAAATGGTCTAAACTTAACTTCCGCCTTTGTAGATGGCACAACGATATCAAACAAAGGCACTTTTACTTTAGGTAATCCCATTTATAACTCCATTATGTTAAAATAGATAAAATTGATGTATCAAATCCACCAATATTTTGTTGAAGGTTTGTTGATGAGCTAGGTAGATTGAAATGAGTACCTAGTAATGATTTTGCGTTAGAAAGATTTATAGCATCAACTACATCAGTAGGTCTCTTAATAGCGTCTACTGTTTGCGATGCTGAGTTAAACCCTAATGAAGTTTGCAGTGCGGCTAAAGAATTGACCCCATCACTAGAACCTGCATTGAAAGTGTTTATGCTATAATCAGTGAAAGAGAAAGTCACATCAGCTTTCATAAGACTATCGTTGTTGCCCCAACCTAACTGTATGCCACCTATATTTCTAGCAAAACAATCGCGGACTGTGTATATCATAATTTTATCTTGTTGTTCGTTGTAAACATACACATCAAGATTGAATTGATAATCTTTTTTGTATGCTACTTCATAAGGTGTAGCAGATATTGAACCGCCATAAACGCCTACGCCTGTTGAGTTCATATCAGTGTAATTCATGAATGGGCTGATTTTAGAAATGCTATTCATGATATTGTATATGATATTTTTTTGTGTAGCTTCAACAATAAAATTCATACGCATAGGCAAAAAGGTTGGGTGCCAAGCTACGTTTTCTACTGGACCATAACCATATCTTCTAATTTCTTGTTGTGCAAGTTCTACAGCAGGTATTTCTACAGTTTCAGTATAGAACATCAAACCATTAGGATAAGGTGCTTGAGAAAAGTTAACAAGATACAAGTTCGTTTTCAGTAATCCATTGTTTTGAATTGCTGATTTGAATTCGTTTATGTTGAACCCATTTTGTAAACTAACAGGTGGCGATGACTGAAAACCATTTTGATTAGTCGGAGCCGAGGTTGTGCTGCTTACGTTTTGTGCTTGAGTTCTTGTGCCCAACCCGCTTAATATGCTAGAAAATAAACTCATCTTTTGTTTACCATATTTGTGCTGTCTCTCCAAACACGTGTCTTAGAAGCTTTAGCAAAGTTTTCAACAGGTAAGAACAAAGCTATGTCCCATTCTACAGGCACAACATATATGAACTTTGACCTAACATGACTGTAAAGATATCTTTTAATACAAGGCTGGATGTATTTATGAGTTGCGGCTCTATTTAACGTTTGATAACTAATCTTCAGTTTGGTGTTTTCATCAAGTTTAGGGTCAATAACATAATTGTACAACATGTCCATGAGCTTGGCTCTTAATAAATGAGGCAAGTAATGTAAGTTGATACCTAAGAAACCATCAGCAGTTTTGTTAATGACGAATATAAGTGGAAACCTATCATAATAAGGTAGATCATTTTTCGTTTTTGGGTCATACATAAACATGTACATACGACCTATTTCTACACGACTAGTTTGTGCTGTTTTTTCTTTTAATAATGCTGACTGACCAATTTCTCTGGCTTTGGATGCAGTGTCACGAAACCAGTCGCGTGCTACTTTCGTGCGTGCTGGGATTTGACCCATTTTAACGCCATCAATCAGCATTTTGTTAAAAATTTCTATAGCCATTACTTACCGTATATTTCTTTTTCTGTTAGTATTTGAAACTTCCAACCTCTCATAGCACAATATTCTTCAGCTGCTTTCCATTTAGCTTTGTTGATTACATATGTGGCAACTTCATGAATGTATTGTTTGGTTTGCCTTTGTTGCACT